TTGAACAATTTTATCAACTTCATTAACAATGTCAACCCATCGTTGAGCTGAATCTTCTGGTAGTTGTTCGCTTACATTCTCAACTATCTTTTCAACCCACGCGTAAAAGTTTTCACATCGTTGTTTAAATTCACGTTTGTATATTACTTCGTGAGATAGTTCATCTAATGTGTGAAGTATTGACTGCATCTGTAAAGTTAACGCTAAGGTCAAATCTAAGTCTTTTCGTTGTTTAGTGTTCATTGTTCTTGTTGTTTAATTATCGTTAACAATATCTTGTAAGCCTTCAATAATGTTATCTTTAGAATATCCAGCACTTAACATCAATGTGTATATGTTACGTGTAAATTCAAAAACATCTTCATCATCGCAATCTGTTTCTATTGAGTGTTTAACTCCGTATTTTTCAATGTATGCTTTCATAGTTTTTTATTTATTAATATTATTAAGATTTCCAAACTACAGTATTGCTATTATTCTCAATAAAACACTTTGCTTTTTCAATAGATGTATGCGTATTAGAAAAATTCATTTCAACCCAAAATGGAAACCATAATCTCCAAACTTGGCACTCATAACCGTTACAGTTATCTTTTACAATTCTGTATTTTTTAAATTTTATTTTTTTCATTGTTATTGTTGTTTTTTATTTATAATTTCCTCGTCTATCTTCGCAGAACTTAATCCAATTATCCATCGTATCACAATAGTATATAATACTTGGATGCTTATCTGCTTCTTTCAATGCTTCTGCTTTGCTTTCTGCACTTACTATCATTCTATCTGGTTTGCCGTTTGATAGCCAATAAAGTATAACGTACTGCTCCATAGTTAATTGTTTTTTAATAATTCAAAATACTGAATATGTTTTTCTTTTGAGTCTAATAAAATACCATCTAATCCTCTGTACATCATTCTTTCTTGGTCATAAATAATATGTCTATGCAAAAAATAATGGTCTTGTATTTTTAACTCAATAACATCTAAAGCATAATTTATATTATAATTCCAATGATGTAAATGATAACCTTCTTTTGCTTTTAATTTACGACCAATTTTAATTTTACATTTATACTTTTCAGGATATTTAAGTCTATATAAATTTATATGTAACTTTTTGTTTTCAGGTGTTGGTTTATGTTTGTCTTTATAATTAAGTCTATGGTACTTTTCACGGTTTCTATCCTTTTCTTTTTGTACATAGTCTTTATCTAATTTTAAAACATTTTCCCTTTGCCTTACATCTTTCTTTGTGCAATCTTTACATTTATTTAAATAACCATCACCCATTCCAGAGTGCTTGTAAAATTCAGATACTCCCTTCTCAATATTACATTTAAAACATATTTTTTTCATATTTCAAAGATAACTATTAAAAAGGTAGTATCCAAATTTAAAAAGGTAATTTTTAGTTTTTATTTACGAGATACTATAACTCTACATTAAAAGGTAAATCACTTTCCTCTTGTTGTGCGAACTTCTGCGATGCCGTTTGAAGTGGTTTATCTTGCTTCTCAGCAACTTTAACCTCTCCATTAGTATAAACTACTTTGCCATTACCTAAATAACGCTTAGAAGTCTTTAAATCACGTTCTTCTTTTGTTTGCGATTCTGTTAACCCAACGTTGTTTCCGTATTGGTCTGTAGAATCATTGATTGAAATTGTCAAGTTAAGATACTTTCCGTTGTATAACTTGCTTTTGTCGATTTTTGTGACGTCAATTGACGCATTTATAAGTGTTGACATATTTATTAATTTACTCGTTTATAAATTGATTCTTTTTTATTTAATTTTCTGTAAAAAGTTGCTCTTGAAATACCATAATAAGTATATGCTTTTTTTATACTTGAAAATATTTCTCCAGTTTCAGTATTAAGAAGTTTAATTGACCATTTAACTTTACCTTTTGCAGAAATTGACATTTTCTTTTTGGTTTCTTCTGAGTGCTTTGTATTTAATTTTGATTTAGATAATTTAATTTTAACGCTTTCAGGTGTTTTTAATCCTTTATTCCAAGAAGTTTTTCCTTTTAATGATTTAGACATTTTATCTTTTGTTTCATCGCTAAGTTTTTTATTTTTATTTGGATTTACATATCCATTTAAATAAAGTTTTTTTTGCGCATTGCTAAGATATTTTTTTTGTTCATCAGTAAAAACATAAGACTTTAAACCTTCTCCGCCATCTGTTAAATTAGCTAGTGTTCCTTTTTTTAAATTTATCCGTCCATATTTATTTATTAATTTAATTTCTAATTCCCTTGCTTCTTCTATTGTAATATTATCGTGTACTATATTTACAATATAATTTGTTTTGCTAGTAATTTTTTTCCAAATATCATTTTTACGATATTTCCAATAAGCTCTTTTATAAGAATTATTTTGTTTTGATATTCCTATATAAAATACTTCGCCATTATCTTCTCTAGTATGAGTATAAACGTATGCCATATTTTTTTTATATTTATATCAAATATAGTAAAATAATATTGCTTGTACTAATTAAAGTTCTCATTTGTTTAAAATTAATAATAATTCTTGATAGTATTCACGTGCTGCTTTAATTCTTTGCTTTAATTTTTCAATATCCACTTCATTGTATTCAACTATAAATCTTTTAACTCGTAAATCGTTTGGTATGTGGTCGAAATTATGTAAACTTTGCACCGCTTCACGAACTAATAAATCCTCATCAATTAGATTAAGTTTCCAATGTTCTTTTCTCACTTCGCTTTCTACAATGTCAAATGGTGTGTTTGTTAAGCAATAAACCAATTCAGCTTGTTTGTGTCCAGTTAAATACATATATCCTTGTAATTGCCAATAGTAAGATTTGTTTTTAAGTTCTTTGTCAAACATTGGAAACGTAGCACCAGACCAACTGCATTTTATATCAGCAAGTAAAGTGTCGTTAACTAAGTCTGGCGTACCTACAATGTAATCATTCTTAAACTTTTCTTCGTTCTTTAAAATCCAATTCCAGTCTAATACTTCACTTGCTAACTCAATTGCTATATCTTCGTTTTGATTTCCTTTGTCTGTATATCGTGAACTAAATTCTTTGTAGATACCTAATTCTTTCTCTCTAAACATATCTTCAATAAGCGTCTTTGCAGTAGCAGACAAAACCTCGCTTTTTGTACGAGATTCTGTCATTAAATTGCCTAACTGCGAACATCTAAATAGTAAACTCATAGCGTTGCAAATGTTAATTTTTGTGCTTCTGTTAATTCAAATTGCAATAAATCTTCTTTCTTAGCAAGTCCTTTTCCTATTGCTTCAATTGCTTTGTTAAAACGCTCATCTGTAATTGTTTTAACTTTCTTTACTTGTTGACTATTATCTTTTGAGTCTGGGTCACTTTCTGTTTCGTCAATTAAGAATAAGCCATTTAAAGCATATTTGCGTGCGTAACTTGATGCCGTACCAGTACATTGTTCTGAAGACATACCTTTATGCTCTCCCATCTCTGCATAACCATTGATAGTAATTCTATCTACTTTGCCATCTTCATTATAAGATATAAGTTCTGCACTTGCTTTTAAAAATAGTTTAGAACCAATTTCTACTATTTCATCTGATATTGTTAATACTGAATTGTATTTTAACAATACTGGCTTTAAAGATTCGAGTATCTGTTCCGCACTTCTGTACTTGTACTTTCCAAATGCATTGAAAGAACCTTTAGGGCATTTTAATTCTGCTTGAATGTTAATTAAATTTTTCATTTTCTTAGTTTTAAATTGTTAATAATTTCTGTAAATATAAACATTATTCTTTAATTGATAACTTTTTAATCAATTTATTTTTTACCTCCCAAAACTGATGTATGTTATTAGCGTCTAAAATATCCAGTTCAATATCTGTTAACTGCAATTTTGATTCTGGTTCAATATCACAAATAGCTAAATTTAACTCTTGTTCAATTTGTGTGTTTAGTTCTTGAAAATCTTGATACTTTATATTTGTAGTGTAACATCTCAATCCGTGCAATATCGTTGCGTGATTCTTGTTAAATAGTTTACCTATTTGTGCTAAAGTCCATTTGTCATTGCGAAGTTGCGTGTACATTATTGAACGGATATATACTAATACTCTTGCTCTGTTTGGTGTTGCTAATTGGTATCTTTCAATTACCTCGTTTACGTTTTCTATTTTCATTTTATTGATTATATGTTTCATTGTAATATTGTTCTGCCGTCATCATTGAGATGTGGCTTGTTTGATAGGCATCTTTAATTTGTTGCTCAAACATTTCATTGGCTCTTTTAATACAATCTTCATCTCTTGATATTTTAATACCAGCTAATTTTTCAATTTCTTGTATTGCATATTCTACTGCTGATTGTTTCATTTTAAATCTTGTTTTAATCGTTCTAAATAAAGTATACCATCCATTAACTCATCTTGTGCGTGTTCAATCCAATCAAGCGTGCTTAAATCGGTTCTTTCAAGTGTTACTCCGTACTTCTTTAAACCATCGTCTGCACGTTGCTCAAACTTCTTGATTACGTTTAATACTATTCTATCTATTTTCATAACTTTAAATATATTTTACAATTTCTTGTGTTTATGTAAATTGTATTTGTTTTTAAATTTTGTCTTCATCCCATTCTTCTACTTCTCCGCTTCCTTCGCATTCTGGACATTCAATCACTTCTGTACATCCACCGCAACAATTCCAAGCTGGTTGAAAGCAATCAGTAGATACTTCGATTCTACCTTTGCCTTCGCATTGTTTACATTCTACTTCAATCATACTGCTAATATTTCGGTTAATACTTTGATATAAGCTTGTTCAATTCTTTCAAGTCCACGTTTGCAAGTGTCGATTCTGTTTAAGTGCTTTGTTTTTAAATCTTCAAATAAATCTAAAGACTTTGTGAATGATTCAAGTTGCCAAATTCTGTAATTCATTTCTTTGTGCAATTCAAATAAATCATTTGATTTTTCGTGTAGTTTATAGTTCATCGTTTCTCGTTTAAATTGTTTAACTTAATTTCTCTAATTCTGTTTAATCGTTGCTCATCAAACGTTGTAAAAAATTGCTTTCTGATTACATCGTTAATGTGGTTAACTTTTGGTATGTACTCATTCTCAATTTGAGTCGGTACATAGTTAGGGTTAAAAGTGTTGTGTAATGTTTTCATTGTTTAAAATTTAAAAGTTTTGACAAATCTACATATAATGTTTATATATACAATACTTTTTAACAAT